AACGTAGCCGGGTAATCTCAGCGGCTAGGGCAACGACTTCCCGCTCCAGCTCACGGGCAAAGTCCGCTGATACCCGTTCAGGACGGCTGGTTTGCAGGAGCTGCTTTACCGCTTCGTCCGTACGTGGCGTTTCACTCATGGCTGCTTGGCTTTAACCATCTTTGACTCCAGCCGCTTGAGGGCTTTGCGCAGCGACTCAACCTCCACGCAGGCCGCATTGTAGTTGAGGGACAATTCTTGGTACTGGTCGAGCAGTCCGAAGAACGCATCAGCCTGCCGGCCCGCGTGCCACTTCTGCTCCGGTGTCAGTACCTTCATGGATGCGTTCATCGCTTCTGCCTGTTCTTGTAGTAGTTCACGGTGCTGCAAGTGATGCCCAGATCGGAAGCAATCTCCCGTTCCTTCTTGCCTAGCTGGAAGTAAAGGTGCCGCACCAGAGCACCCATACGCTCGGCATCAAACGTGTTGGTGCGGCGGCCTCGCTTCATCCGAACCTCATCACACGTTTCCTGTCGGTCCAGAAGAGGCCGAACGACATCTTTACGCATACTTGCTCGCCCTCGTATTTGATGACCGTGGCGGGCTCCAAGTCACCGCATGGGAATTTGATGAAGGTCATTTCTTCTTTGCGGCCTGCGCCTCCAGCATCTGCTGCTTGATGACAGCCAGCTCCTCCTTGCGCCACGGCTCGGACAGCATCTCCAGCAGTTTGCCCGTCTCGACCGGCACCACCACGGACGCTTGGTGGCCCAGCACCATGAGTGTGTCCATCCAGATGTCGTAGCCAGCCGCCCGTGCTAGGTCGCAGAAGCCAAAGTCCTCCGAGATGAAAGCATTGGGCTCGTCGTAGCGGATGGTCAGTTCCCGCTCAATGCGTGCGCGTAGCGCCTCATCGTTCTTCACCTCGGACAGCGCCGCCCAGATTTGCTTCATCCGATGCTCTGGCGTGTTCCTGCCTTTCAGCTCCATTGGGAACAACTCCGGCACCAGCTTAGGCGACTTGTTCGGGTCCACCAGCATGGCAACCCGGTCGATGTTGGCTAGGGCGATCTTCTTGAAGACGGGTACCTTGATTTTGGAGAAGCCGATGCTGGCCCGCTCGACCCGCTGCAAGCCCGCCTCGTCCGGCTCCTCGCCCTTGATGGGGTGGACGTGCCAATGCGTGTTCAGCGAACGAGACGAGTAGACTGCCGTCACGATGTCGCGGTCATGGCCGATCAGCCGCATAAGTGCGCTGGCGGTCACGTCCTCACCATTGCGCTGGGCCAGCACGTCCTTGTCCCAGAAGATCAACTCGTCGAACTTCTGCTCCACGGCGTAGTGGGCGATTTCGTTGCGGGCGATCTGCACCGCAGGGCCGTCCAACAAGATCCAGTCCAGCTTCACGTCAGGTATCTCCGCTGTTACCATTTGCAGGCTGGTACGGAAATAAGACTTGGGGATGTCTCCTTTGAGCGGTGTGCCGATCAGGATGCGTTTTTGGGCCATGCACGACGTATGCCTAGGATATGTAGCCGTTTAAGCCCAAAGTTGCTTGATAACCATGTTATTACCCGTGCTAATACCTAATTAGATCGGCTTTATGCGCCTTTACGGGCAATAATGACCAATGTATTGGGCGTTATGGTCACAAAACGAGCGGTGGATGAGTGGTTGATTCAACCAGACGTGGAAGGAGCGCGGGAATACGCCCGAATCAGCATCTACGCGGAGCCGGAAGGGTTGAACATCGACGGCCAAGGGCTGATTCCGTGGTCGCAGTTGGAGTCCAGCCGCATGACTTACAGCGTCAGGATGAAAAAACGCCATGCCTCTCGCTGACCGGTTCTATTCGGACGACTTTCGGCCTGATTTTGGCATCCCATGGGTGGAAAACCCGCCCGATGCCGAGCTGTTGAGCTGGCCGCATGAAAAGCTGGCCGCCTACCTGACGTTTCGGGAGCAACGGAACAAGGACGCATTGGAAAACCCAGTAGGGGCCGGCTGGGTGTTGCCGTCGTGGCAGACGGTGATGAACAACTGGACCAAGTACACGAACCACATCATCCTAGGTGGCAACCGCTCGTCGAAGAGCATGATTGCCAGCCGCCTTTGCGTGTGGGCAGCCGGTACGATACCCGGCGCCGAGGTCCGCGCCTACCACGTCAACGAGGATCGCAGCATCGAGGACCAGCAGCGCATGGTCTGGGACGCTCTGCCTCAAGGCATCCGTAACTTACCGACCAAGAAAGGGTTAAACCACAGTGTCCAGTATTCCCAGAAGAACGGTTTTACTGACAACATTTGTATCCTGCCTCCTGTTAATGGTTTCCGTCGTGGTGGCAGTATCAAGTTTAGTAACTACCGCAGTTACCAAGCTGATGCACAAGTAGCGGAAGGCTACCGCGCCCATCTGATCTGGTGCGACGAGGAATGTCCCCAGAAGATGTTTGAGACGCTCCAATACCGAACGACGGACTACCATGGACGCATCATCCTCACGTTTACTACTCTCACAGGCTGGACACCTCTCGTTCAGGACATCCTTGGGAAGACTCGTACCATTGAAAAGCGATTTGCCCCGCTGGTGGGTCGAGAGCTACCAGTCGTCCAAGAGTCCCTTTCCCGACCGGGAACTGTTATCTACTATTTCTGGACTGAAGACAACGCCTTCATCGACACGTCCGACTTCCGAAACAAGTTGCTTGGCCGTCCTAAGGATGAAGTCTTGGCCCGTGCATACGGTGTCCCGACTAAAAGCATCACTAGCGTCTTTCCTGGCTTCAACAAAGACGTTAATGTCATCCCTCACGAAAAGATGCCTTGGGTCAACAACGTGGACTACAATGTCACACGTTACATGGCGCTGGACCCAGCAGGCTCCAAAAATTGGTTCATGCTCTGGGTCGCCATCGACGCCGCCGGCACATGGTGGGTCTACCGAGAGTGGCCCGACTACGACGACTGGGCATTGCCCGGCAGCGGACCCGAAGGAAAAGCCGGCCCCGCGCAAAAGGGCAGCAAGAAAGGCATCAACGACTACGTTGAACTCATCAAGCACTGCGAGCAGGGCGAAACCGTCTTCGAGCGGTTCATCGACCCGCGTCTCGGTGCGGCGGAAAAGCAGTCAGCCGAAGGCGCCACCACCATCATAAGCGAGCTGGATGACGCCGGCATGGTGTTCCAGCCGGCACCGGGCGTGGAGATCGAAAACGGCCTCCAGCTCATCAATGGCCTGTTGTCCTACGACGAGAAGCGGCCATTGTCCGCGCTGAACGCTCCGAAGCTGTACATCAGCGATCGCTGCCAGAACTTGATCTACTCGCTGCAAGAGTACACGGCCAAAGGCGGCAAGGACGAGGCAACCAAAGACCCAATCGACTGTCTGCGCTACCTCTGCGTTTCCAACTGCGAGTTTGTCGATCCCCACGCCACGGAGCAGCTGGACGACCGCACTTGGAGTTATTGATTGCTTGCCACCTTTGTGATTGCGCCCATTAGGTGCGCTTATCAAAGCCCATGAGTTCCATTGACGGTAACGCCACCTCTATCCCCCCTGATCCCGGTCTTCAGTTAGCTCCGCCCGAGAACAAGGGGCCGGATTTCAACCTTCTCAAGAAGGCGTTCGAGGATTGTGTGCGTGATAACCAGCCGTTTATCGACCAATGCCGGCTGAACTACGAGACGCGCTACGCGATCTGGAACGGCCAGTCCGCCGACGGCAAGAAGCACGCCCGCGAGGGCAGCAAGACCAGCCCCACGCCGTGGGATGGCGCGAGTGACCTCCGCGTATTCCTTGTCGATAACATCATCAACAAGAAGGTCGCCATGGAGTGCATGGCGTTCAAGCGGGCCAACCTGACAGCGGTTCCCGTAGGCGCCGAGGACGGGGCGCGTAGCCAGTTGGTCAGCAATTTCATGCGTTGGCTGATCCAGACGCAGATTCCCGAGGTGGAGCGCGAAGTCGAGATGTGCTCCAACTACATGAACGAGAAGGGCGTCGCCATCATGGGTCAGTTCTGGGAAAAGCGACGCGAGAAGGTGTTGGT